GGAGAAGTGCCGTGCTTACGCACTCACCGATGGCAACACGCCCGTCATTGGGCCCTTTTGCAGGGCCGTATTGGCGGCACATGGTGCCGAGGTCGAAATGACCGAAGCAACTAGAGCCATCCGGAGATGGGGTTCCGATATCCCACTGGAAGTGCAGTATCCCAACGAACTCTGCGATGAATTCAACCACATCGCAGAGGCCTCACTAGCACCGTATTGCTTCGACTTCGCCGCTTTCCAGAAGTGGCTCGAACAACCGAAGCAGCTGGCCGACTACCTCAGACCACCTACACTCAGTGAAACCAAGGCTCAGACATACACTGGACGTGTGGTGGTTGGATCCACAGGCGCCGAGGAAGTGCTCGGACCTGAGGTGGCACCCGAGGAACATGACCTGGACGAGAGCAAAAGCGATGAAGAGGAGAACTCTGAGCTAGGCCCCCGACCTGGAAAACTCCCGGGTAAGGCATCCCCCGAGCAGGCTGCCCAATACTTTGCTGACTTGGACTTTCTGGCGACTGCTACCGCCGAGTCAAGTTTTGGCAAAGGCAAACCCAAAGATCTGTCTGAACCTACTTCAACCGATAGCAACCTACCAACTGCGGCAACTCCCAATCCTAAGAAGAAGGCGCCTAAACAAGAGAGCGACACTTCAATGGACCAGGACGGTGCTGCGGACCGTGGGGAGCCACGGCCCAAGAATGACGGGCCCAAGAAGCAGGCACCTAAGCGAAAGGGTGCCTCTCCTAAGGGAAAGGATGTCACCGAGAACGGTGTACAGCCAGAACCCAAGGATAAGCCCGGTCCCCAAACCAAGGACCGGAAGGGTAAGAAGAAGGACACCACCTCGGCTAAAATTAGTGGTGAATCAGACTCCCAGTCGAAGACCGAATCTAGACCGCGCAGGAACCGCAAACGGAACCCGAAGCGGAAAGACGACGTCAACGCTGGGAAGTAGTTGAATTGAACACCGGGACTTTGGCGGGCACACCTTGGGTGTCCGCATTCGTTTTAATGTGGCCCTGGATTATTTACAGAGCACACTTTGTCCGAAGTCCCGTGATAACGAATACGAAATGCCCAACAAACCAAAGCAGTCAAGGCAGCCAAAGCGGAGACCAAACCGCAGGAGACGGCCCAACAAACAACCACCGCGCTCCTCCGGTTTGTCCGCTTATGCTAAGATGCTTGCAGATCCTTGCAATGCTACTCTCGTCCCGGGCCTCTACGGAGACTCGGAGGGACTCCTCGCAAGACTCAAAACCGAACTAACGTTCTCGGGTAACTCAAACCCCGGTACTTGCGGGTATATCCTGTGGTTAGCTGATTCGCACGGTGCCAGTCAAATTGGCGCTGGAAGCTACCGTACCGGTTCATTGGTCGGTGCCCGGTTCAATGGTACCAGCGATGTCGTGACTAACACTTCTGCACTCCCTGCTTTCTGCGGTTCTGTAACGGCTAGTGACGGTCAAGGCTTCAGCCGAGACGATCCAGCGTTACCCTTAGTCAACGGTATTGCTCGCGACGCGCGCACACTTGGTGCATGCATCCGATTGGCGTACCTTGGTTCGATGCAGTCTGCTGCTGGACAAGTCGCATTCCTGGAGAATGTTCCCCTAACCAATATACTTGGCAGTTCTGTGGACGAGCTCTTTCGCTTGGCCACCAATGTCAAGCGCATTGGTGTCGGGACCCATGAGGTCAAGTTCCGACCTAGTGAGAACTCCAAGTTCTTCTCCACGTTCGAACAAGCGAACACCACCACCAAGTCGCAGCGCGATGTTTCTTCTCCGTTAACTCTTGGATCCCCAGGATCCGGTGAGACTACAGTTGAAGACGTGCGCGGCCCACGTGTATTCGGATTCGCCTGGCGTGGAACAGACGACGCGACGAACATCGCGTTTGAGTTCATAAAGAACGTTGAATGGCGCCCGAGATCTGACTCAGGGCTGCCAACCATTAAACCTGTAGCTATCCATGAAACTTCCATGGTACACCATGCTGAGCGTGCACTAGATCGCAAACTTGGTAGCTCCTGGTCACTAAGCTCACTTATGAGCCCAGGTGGCCAAATTGCCGAGACCGCCCTAACCGGCGTGCTCGAACAGGTTGGTTCTTCTGCTAAGAAGTACTTGTCAAGGCAGGCAATGCAAATGGGCATTGGCATGCTACCAGCTCTGGCTTTGTAAGCCGGCAACCCAAAACCCTTCCTACTAATCTGTTGTAGGACGCTTAACAATGGATAAACTAGTCGTTAGTTGTTAC